CCCACTTCTTCCCTTTCCTTTATCCCCCTTCCCTATACAGGAACAAGGCCCGGCCCGGTGCCGTATCCTCCCCGGCCTAATCTCACCACTATACCAAACGGCAAAGAGTAGGCGCCCGCCCCCCGCCCCCCCTCCGACGTTCGGCGTCGCATCCTCCCCGGCCTATCATATCACCGGGCAAACAATACAGCCAACCCGAACAGCCAACCCACTACCCCGCCCCCCCTCCGTCGGTCGGCGCTTGCTTCGTTCCTCCCGGTTGGCATAAAAAAACAGCCCACCCGGTCAGGGAAACCCGATGCCCAATTTTTCCCAGCCCCACGCTGCGCGTGGGGTACCCTATAAGTGTTCACAAGCAATAAAAACCCCCATATAGATATATGGGGGCCACACTACAAAACAAACAAGCTACGCTTATCGATTTCCGCTAAAATACTTACAGATCAGAAATTTATTCTATCAAATAAATTTGGTAAAAAGTTTTGCATACCTTATTTTTGTGTTTCTCATAGCAAGCAATCGTTATCGGGCTACAAAACAAACAATATGAATACACTTGAATTACTTAAGAAGGCAGAGCCTATCTTCAAAGAGTTGGATAGGCTAATCTCTGACCAGGATGCCACAGCTCTTTACAACCTCATAGATCGAGCCGAGCCTCCAGCTGAATGGATTATCGAATTGCCGTCAAAGATTGATTCTGGAGCATCGTATAAAACAATACCGCTTGATTTGATGGAAGCCGCTGTCCGTCGCATCTTTGGAGGATCGCGAATAGCCGACACCTCCCTCACCATAAGCCAAGATAAAGGCAGATTTGCTGTAACAGCGGTAGTGAATTACGGGTATCAACTTCCCAATATGAATGGAATAGCCCACCTTATCGGTGTGGCAACCGTATGCACCTCCGATATTGCAATGATGGAGTTGACTTCTCCCAAAGCAGTATCAATGGCGGTAAAAAATGCGATCAAGCAGCTCGGAGGGTTGTTTGGTAAGTACCTAAACCGCATCGAAGAGGCAGAATTTGCCATAGAAGAGTTGCCAAAAGCCAATTTGGAGGACAAAATTGACAGTTTAGAGGACTGTTTGAACAATTGTAAGACAATTGATGAGCTAAAAACGTACAGAAAAATAGTCAGCTCTAAGTCAATTTCCCCCCACATTCAAGGCATATACGAAAACAAATTAAGAGAATTAAAAGCAGCAAAAAATGACTAATTGGGATAATCTTTTGATCCGATGCAGCTGCATTGGTAAGATAATGACGCCCGGAAAGGGGAGTGTTTTGACCGAAAAGCAATCGCTTGAATTGGAGCGTTTAATACTTCTTCCCCAGCGGACAGAAAAACAAGGAGAAACGCTTCGGACTCTACTAGCCAAGAGAGATGCTCCACCAGAATTGTCTGATACTGCAAAATCGTATCTCCGAGAATTGTACATCTTCCATAAATACGGCAAGGAAACGGTCGGAGGATCAGAGCGAAGCAAGTACACCATGAAAGGAACATCGGTCGAAGACAACTCAATTAAATTATTAAGTAGGCTTCATAACAAGCTGTATATCAAGAACATAGACACATTCAAAAATGAGTACATTTGTGGTACACCAGATATTGTTGTCAAAAACGAACAAGATATTGCTAAAAAAATCATCGATATCAAGTCATCTTGGGATGGCGCTAGTTTACTTTCTAATCTTGGTTCTCCCTTAAATCAACACTATTATTATCAAGTTCAAGGATATATGGCCCTTACCGGTGCCATCAAAGCCGAAGTGTGTTATTGCCTGGTAAGTATGCCTGACGAGATCATAAATGGAGAGAAAAAACGAATTTGGTACATAATGAATCCTGCAACAGAGGATAATATTGACTACAAAAAAGCTATTCAAAAACTTGAGGACAACATGACCTTTGATGAAATACCCGAAAAAGAACGTATTATTGGTTTTAAGGTCGACCGCGACGACAAGGTTATTGAAGAAATCTACAAAAAAGTAGATCAATGCAGAGAATGGTTAGTTGAATTTGAAAAAACCCACATGAACATTAATGAGTAATCCAAAGAAATACTTTTTTAATATAACTCCTCAAACTAATATACGAGCCACCCAAAATGATCGTATATTTTTTCGTATACCAAAAGACAAGCTGTACCCTTCTGGTCTTAGAAGACGCAATCAATTAGAAAAGTACAACGATTATAAGGCTGATTTGAGAGAAATTGCCAAAAGGAAAAACTTTTTCTTTCCGGAACAAGGGCTAGAAATAAACTTTTACATACCTACGCCCAAGAGCTGGACAAAATACAAGAAAAAAGAGATGAATGGACAACTTCACAAGCAACGCCCAGACCTTTCTAACTTGCTCAAAGCCATAGAAGATGCGCTACTTGTTGAAGACAAGAAAATCGCTCACTACCACTCAATTTCTAAGAGGTGGGTGAATAGCTCGCATGGATACATCGAATTGATGATCCACCCTCCTTCTATCTCTAGTAAAGATAATATGATGTAGTAATGATGTATTCGTAGTTGCTCCATGATGTATTTTTGATGTAGTCCACCTAAGTGGACTTTTTGTGCGCCTACCTTAGTTTAGTAGTATATATATGTGCTATTCTCTTGTAGTTTTTATTTAATTATGCCTTATAAGTGATTGATTTTTAGTGCATTGTGCATATTTTTGCATGCAAAAATATGCACAATGCACTAAAAATCAATCACTTATAAGGCATAATTAAATAAAAACTACAAGAGAATAGCACATATATATACTACTAAACTAAGGTAGGCGCACAAAAAGTCCACTTAGGTGGACTACATCAAAAATACATCATGGAGCAACTACGAATACATCATTACTACATCATATTATCTTTACTAGAGATAGAAGGAGGGTGGATCATCAATTCGATGTATCCATGCGAGCTATTCACCCACCTCTTAGAAATTGAGTGGTAGTGAGCGATTTTCTTGTCTTCAACAAGTAGCGCATCTTCTATGGCTTTGAGCAAGTTAGAAAGGTCTGGGCGTTGCTTGTGAAGTTGTCCATTCATCTCTTTTTTCTTGTATTTTGTCCAGCTCTTGGGCGTAGGTATGTAAAAGTTTATTTCTAGCCCTTGTTCCGGAAAGAAAAAGTTTTTCCTTTTGGCAATTTCTCTCAAATCAGCCTTATAATCGTTGTACTTTTCTAATTGATTGCGTCTTCTAAGACCAGAAGGGTACAGCTTGTCTTTTGGTATACGAAAAAATATACGATCATTTTGGGTGGCTCGTATATTAGTTTGAGGAGTTATATTAAAAAAGTATTTCTTTGGATTACTCATTAATGTTCATGTGGGTTTTTTCAAATTCAACTAACCATTCTCTGCATTGATCTACTTTTTTGTAGATTTCTTCAATAACCTTGTCGTCGCGGTCGACCTTAAAACCAATAATACGTTCTTTTTCGGGTATTTCATCAAAGGTCATGTTGTCCTCAAGTTTTTGAATAGCTTTTTTGTAGTCAATATTATCCTCTGTTGCAGGATTCATTATGTACCAAATTCGTTTTTTCTCTCCATTTATGATCTCGTCAGGCATACTTACCAGGCAATAACACACTTCGGCTTTGATGGCACCGGTAAGGGCCATATATCCTTGAACTTGATAATAATAGTGTTGATTTAAGGGAGAACCAAGATTAGAAAGTAAACTAGCGCCATCCCAAGATGACTTGATATCGATGATTTTTTTAGCAATATCTTGTTCGTTTTTGACAACAATATCTGGTGTACCACAAATGTACTCATTTTTGAATGTGTCTATGTTCTTGATATACAGCTTGTTATGAAGCCTACTTAATAATTTAATTGAGTTGTCTTCGACCGATGTTCCTTTCATGGTGTACTTGCTTCGCTCTGATCCTCCGACCGTTTCCTTGCCGTATTTATGGAAGATGTACAATTCTCGGAGATACGATTTTGCAGTATCAGACAATTCTGGTGGAGCATCTCTCTTGGCTAGTAGAGTCCGAAGCGTTTCTCCTTGTTTTTCTGTCCGCTGGGGAAGAAGTATTAAACGCTCCAATTCAAGCGATTGCTTTTCGGTCAAAACACTCCCCTTTCCGGGCGTCATTATCTTACCAATGCAGCTGCATCGGATCAAAAGATTATCCCAATTAGTCATTTTTTGCTGCTTTTAATTCTCTTAATTTGTTTTCGTATATGCCTTGAATGTGGGGGGAAATTGACTTAGAGCTGACTATTTTTCTGTACGTTTTTAGCTCATCAATTGTCTTACAATTGTTCAAACAGTCCTCTAAACTGTCAATTTTGTCCTCCAAATTGGCTTTTGGCAACTCTTCTATGGCAAATTCTGCCTCTTCGATGCGGTTTAGGTACTTACCAAACAACCCTCCGAGCTGCTTGATCGCATTTTTTACCGCCATTGATACTGCTTTGGGAGAAGTCAACTCCATCATTGCAATATCGGAGGTGCATACGGTTGCCACACCGATAAGGTGGGCTATTCCATTCATATTGGGAAGTTGATACCCGTAATTCACTACCGCTGTTACAGCAAATCTGCCTTTATCTTGGCTTATGGTGAGGGAGGTGTCGGCTATTCGCGATCCTCCAAAGATGCGACGGACAGCGGCTTCCATCAAATCAAGCGGTATTGTTTTATACGATGCTCCAGAATCAATCTTTGACGGCAATTCGATAATCCATTCAGCTGGAGGCTCGGCTCGATCTATGAGGTTGTAAAGAGCTGTGGCATCCTGGTCAGAGATTAGCCTATCCAACTCTTTGAAGATAGGCTCTGCCTTCTTAAGTAATTCAAGTGTATTCATATTGTTTGTTTTGTAGCCCGATAACGATTGCTTGCTATGAGAAACACAAAAATAAGGTATGCAAAACTTTTTACCAAATTTATTTGATAGAATAAATTTCTGATCTGTAAGTATTTTAGCGGAAATCGATAAGCGTAGCTTGTTTGTTTTGTAGTGTGGCCCCCATATATCTATATGGGGGTTTTTATTGCTTGTGAACACTTATAGGGTACCCCACGCGCAGCGTGGGGCTGGGAAAAATTGGGCATCGGGTTTCCCTGACCGGGTGGGCTGTTTTTTTATGCCAACCGGGAGGAACGAAGCAAGCGCCGACCGACGGAGGGGGGGCGGGGTAGTGGGTTGGCTGTTCGGGTTGGCTGTATTGTTTGCCCGGTGATATGATAGGCCGGGGAGGATGCGACGCCGAACGTCGGAGGGGGGGCGGGGGGCGGGCGCCTACTCTTTGCCGTTTGGTATAGTGGTGAGATTAGGCCGGGGAGGATACGGCACCGGGCCGGGCCTTGTTCCTGTATAGGGAAGGGGGATAAAGGAAAGGGAAGAAGTGGG